AGAAAAGTCTCTTAAATCATTTTCACCGTCAACAACTGAATAAACGTATTCTAGAGATTCAGTACCAGTGTAGTTTAATGTTTTAAAGCCTTTAACCACAGGAGAAGCGTCGTTTATTATTAAATCAACAGAGCTTTCATAGTACTTGCCATTTTTACTTTGTGGGCCAATGCCGTAAAAACTATTATAATTTTCATTACTTTTATGCTGCCAAATCGCCCCTGATTTAAACGTATAATAATTGTTATTTAAATAAGCGCCGCTTTCAGGTATAAAACTTTTTCTACTAGACCAGCCGTTTATGTTTTCAGCAAAAGATACTGTAGTTTTAGTGGTCGGTAACTTTTGAGTAGGCGTTGGGCAATCTGGATCTTGGTTTAATCTGTCAAAAACCTTTACAGATAATTTATCTTGCCACTCTGTAGTTAAATTAGACAGGGTTAAGTTGTATTCACCTGAGGTAACATCGTAAGAACCTATTAATATATTATTAGCTATTAGGTTGTCGCTAAAGAAATCGCCCATTCCATATCTGGAAACTTCCTCTATACCATCTCTTGATAACCTTAAAACAGCGCCTCTCGCTTGATCCGTAAAGTAAACTCTATATCCAAACTTAGCAAAAGATTCTGGATGATTTGATATACCAAACTCTCCAGCAAATGGAACAGATTGTCCCAGTACATTATTTGTGCCAGTAAGATTAGTATTGCCATCAGCATTAAATAATGCATCTTTATCAGCTAGTATTTTTAATACTTTATCCTCACAAAAAGTAACAAGGTCAGTGTCTCTGGTATGTAATTTTTTAATACCACCGTATATAGGATTAAGATCCTTAGTTATTTGTAACCCTTGTATAAATTGATTTAAATTATTTATGTTAGAGTTAGAGTTATATATACCCGAATAAATAAGACCGTTAGGCTTTCTTTCTTCTCCGTAAGGCTCATCCAGTGGAGCGGAAACTATTGGCCCTTTGTCTATTGTAGGTTGATTATAATCATCTCTTATGCGGTTTGACTCAACTCCGTTACCGTAAGAATAACAGTTATGCCAATCCAAAGTTTTCTCTACTCCATGCTCATTTATTGGAAATGCATCAGAGGCTTGATAGTATAAATCTAAATCGACCGCCTCCCTAGGCTCTGTTTCAAAAATAGCCGGGTTGGTTGATGTTAAAGTTCTGTTGCCCGCTCCGATAACCTCTTCTAAAACTTGTACGTGAGGGAGAGAACCACCTCTATCTTTATCTAATGAATTTCTATCTCCATTAAATTTTGCAAAAAAGTCTATATTTCCATTAGGGCCGAGTGGCTCTTCTAGCTTGACAGCTAAAGTATACATGTGATTACCCGCATCAGAATCTGGTTTGCAATTAAATAGTCCAACGTTAATCAACTTGCCTCTTCTTGACCTGTAAGCCTCTACATCTTCAACCCCGTACACGTTACTTTTGTTGCCGTTTCTGCTGTCTATAAATCTTACCATAACACCCGGCTGCAATAGCCCGTTGCTCTGTCCGACATCCCCAGCTAAGGGGCCTAAATAATCACTGCCTCCAACCCCGGCACATCCAAATCCAAACGATGATTCCCCGTTTGTTGGTGGATTATACCATGCTATCGTATTATCACTTTTGTTGGAGCCATTACCTCCCCAAGCACCAAAGCCCATAACTTGTTCCTTAGCAAAATCATCTCCACAAACTTCAAACCAAGGATCATCATCTTCTCCTGGATCTTGATAATTCCACCCAAATTTATTTCCATTACCTTCTGTATTGGTGCTTTGCTTAAACACGTTTATACGCTGCTCGCCAAGAACGCCGTACACTTTTTGCATAGCGTCAAAAGGTTTAATTATATTTTCCTGAAACGCAAAATCTTTATTGATTTTTACAAAAAATCGCCCTTCAAATTCAGGCTTATTCTCTTTAACTTCTTTAAAAACATTTATTGAAACCGTTGCACCCTGTGCTAGATTACTTAAAAAATTTGCATCTTCACCTAATGGGTCGTCTAATAAAACCTCGTAAAGATTACCTATTCCAGTTGGGCCTCCACTTGCTATTCTGTATTCCGCTGTTCTTGATCCACCAAATCTTATTACAAGCAAGTGCTCTGATGTAAAAGATTCTTGGAAAGGGTCATTGTTGCCGGCTCCAGATGGCCCATTAAACTCTAACCTAATAAAATCTGGTTCAAACCCTGTTTCAATTTGTACCCTAGCAAATGCTACGGACCTGTTAAATGTTGCAATAAAATCTGGAGCTTCAGGCTCTATAGCCAAAACCTTATACCTTGCTTCTTCCGCAACATATACATCTGTGTCGTGCTGTTTTTTTAAGACTAAGTACGACTCTTCTGTTATTTTATTTCTTTCAGACGAAGGGAAGCTTATCCATACGTTACCATCTTCAGCGTTGTAATAGCGATCTAATGCTAAATTGTAATATTCGTTTGATGTTTCTTTTATAAAATATTTGAAATGTGTTGCCCACGAAGGAGGTGCGTGATTAGCTAAAAATTTCAAGCTAACTACAGATGAGGCATCTGACTTAGGTATAGCTATAGATGCGTTGTTATTTGTAAACACAGGTGTTTCTCTGCCGTACTCATCTAGATACAAAAGGCCCGCTTGGTACGTTCTTAGTGACTTTATAGAATCGTAAGGCATTCTTAACAAATCCTCGTCATTAGCGCCAGGATGTGTTAGCGCTTGCTTGTCTACACTGATATCTATTACAGCAGGCACATTGTAGCTCTGCAAATAGTTACCGTATACTATTCTATTCTTCGTTATCTCTAGCGCCTTAGCTTTACGAGGTACGTTGTCCCATGGTCTTATTATTTGATTAGAATCAATGACTGCACCAATAATCTCAGATTTTATACTAAAAGAAGTTATTGATTTATCGTCAATTGTATCAACCAGATAAACAGCATTAGATATAGACTCTTTATATAGAATCTCAATTTCTTTAACATCGTCATTACCCCAGGTCAAATCTAATATATCTAGCTTTCTTATATTATTGGTCATGCCAATATTGTAAGCGTCAGATGATACATATTTAAATTCGTTGCCTAAGAACGCTGGCTTTGTCCAAGGGGAGAAGGTAGAATACTGATTATTTTTGTATTTCCATCTATACGCAAAACGTACAAACCTAAACTCGAACATAGGCATATCTTCTTCCAATAAAATTTCCCAAATAATCGGCTCTATATTGCCAAGATCGTCATAGGCTTTAATTATGTCTTGAGATATGGATAAAATATTTATAGTAATAGAGGTAGTTCCTGATCCAGAAACAACTTCTGCTCTAATGCCAAACTCGTTTATTTCGTTTGAGTCGTTTATGCGGCTACCCACTAAATTTACTATACTTCCCGCAGCCCAAGTTGGAGCGGCGCTAGTAGTTATAGTTACTTGCCCTGTAATCCCAGCGGGATAATTAGTCGGATTTTCTTGCGCCTCAGCATAAGTGGGCATAGAAATGTAGTCTTCTGGATCAGCGTTAGCTGGTATAAATGTAAAGTTTTCTTGATCTGTTACAGTGTATTCAGAAGTTACAGGAGTTATACCTGTGCCCGGGCCGCCAACAACGCTGGCAAACATTGCTATATTAGGGGAGGTTAATGGGGATTTTTTTATTACAGTAATATCTTCTTCTACGAAGTCTCTGGTATATATTTTAGAATGAGTTGTAAAATTAGGGGTAGAATTTTGAAAGTCAGCGATGTTCAATCTTTTAGGCTCAGTTTGATCGTCTGTCCAATATAAAACATTATCTATAACACTTACGCCGGTTATTAGATTTTCTTTTCTAAAGTTTAAAAAGTTTGATATTGCCTTGCTTTCAACCAAGAGAGGCGAAACAGTTTTATCTGAGTCTGAAAATTGCGCTACAACGCTAACTTCGTTAGAGGCTATAAACCAATATATCTTATTAGTCAACGTGTCTACAAAGCTGCCTATACATATGGCATTAGTTAAACTATTAATATAATCACTTCCCCATTCTATAAACGAAGATGTAGATGGATTATATGTTTTGTTTAAAACCTCAGTATTACCTTTTATATTTTGTAAAGCACCCGTATCCGATCCTTCAGATGTGGATATCTCTAAATTTAAAGCATCTCTATACTGGCCTTCTGGTATTAGTCTTTCGTCTTGGTCTTTGTTCATTTTACCGCCACGAAAGGTGTGCAAGAATTCTGCCATATTAATGTTTTATTTGCTTAGATTTACCTCTCATTATTTGAGTAATCTCTTCTAATTTTATATTTGATAATCTTAATTTAGCATTTCTTTTTGCTGCAGATGATTCTTTTTTAAATCTTTGCACGACATACTCTGGTATGTTCGGCCTAACGGATAAAATAGCGTAAGCAATATACTTGTACAAAGCTTCTTCTGCTAATTTATGAATTACCATTTCTTCATCTGTAGCTAACCCATCTGAAACGTATTTTAAAGTAACAATACGGTTGCACATGTCCGAGCTAAATCTAATTAACCCCTGTATCGGGTCTATAAAGAAAACACCATTGGATTGCATGTATTGAGGATCTAATCCGTATCTTTGCCCAATATTGTCTCTTTTAATTAAATCTGACTCACGTTCGCTTAAATCGTTGCCGCTTCCATTGCCACGTTGCCTAAAATCATGCCACGTATTAGACTCTTGAGACTCTAAGATTTCTCTATTCTGCTGATCAAACAAGTATTCGTAATTATGATCTTGAAGTATTGGTAAAGGGTTACTTGTTTTGGAAGTTGGATATATGATACGCTCAACCCCGTTATCGTTCCATGTTAATTTTACATAGTTTACGTAATCCTGCGGTAAGACAAAGTATAGCTGTGGCCCAACCTCTATCTCAACAGATTTGTTTGAGGGTAATATGTCAAAGTTAAATTCTTGTATACCACGCATTGCATGGAACAAGACATCAGTTCTTTTTATTTTGCTAATTATTTTTCCTTCGCCAATATAAGAAATCATAAAGTTATTAATAACATCCTTTATGGTTGTAAATTGGTAATCACCGTAATTTTCATCCCAACTGTTCCACTGGCCATCCGCGCCGAGATAATATTGTTCGTTATTTTGAGTAAGTAATCCCATTTATTATGATTTTTCTTGTTGTGTATTCCTAACCTCTTCTTGAGTTGCGAGTTGATTAACAGCTAGTTCTTTCGCTGCTAAGCTTGCTAGTTCAAGCACCTTTATAACCAATTCAGTTTCCTCAGAGGCGTGTAGTTCAAAATCAACGGAATATGTTGAATCATATAAGGCTTCACCTAATACCATTTGGTATTTCCATTCAACTTTAGCAGGCTGCTTTATATACGTTAAATCTACGTCTAGTTGTATTTCTTGATCTCCATATACTTTAAGGCCTCTGTTGTCGGCTACATATATAGGTCTAACGTTTTTGGGTTTTGTAAGTGGAGAAGAATTTATATATAAAAACTCGTTTGCATTAATCCTTTCTACAGTGACTTCCTCTATTGTTGTTTGAGGTGTTTGTGGCCCTAGAGCAGGATCTAGTATTAATTTTGTTGTAGAATTTTTATATATTATAGTACCAAGGCGGTACATATCTTGCGGCAATGTAAATGAGCTATCCGCTATTGAATACGTAAGATTATCACGTTTTTCAAATATAGCTATTTTTTCATTAAGTAACTTTAGCATATCTGAATATTCAGTATCATTACCTGGTAATCTACCAAATTGATTTATATCGTAAAAGTATTGCTCAAATAAATCTAACTGCGCTTGATTTGCAAATAAATTAAATTCCTGAGGCGTAACATACCCTCGTTGTTCTTTGTTGAGTATTGATAATACTCTTTGATAAACAGTATCTATGCTTACAGCCATATTCTATTATTTATAGTAATTAAGCCACCCCAAAGATGGCTTAACCACTATGAGTGACTATTAAAGTCGTTTTTCAATTGCCTTGTAAACCTCAACGCCGTCGTCTGTTTTAAACCAAGCAGCTAATGCTGAATATGGGTTTTCATCAAACGGTATAGTTAAAAGTTTTCTTTTGGCATCACCATATGTAAATGTTCTTTGATCCGCGGATAGCTGAATAATTCTAGCTTCAACCGCTTTAATACCAAAGTTTCTTAATTGCACGTTGTCATCTTGAGCTAGCTCCGTAAATAACAATGGATTTCTTTTAGCAAAAATTAATCCATCTCTTTTTAATTCACTGCTAGACAGATCGTTTACTTTATTTCCAAACTCAACTCTTAATATAGCTTCTAGCTCATCAACACTAAGTGATTTAGCTAAATTTAAAGCCGCTATCTCCGCTTCAATCCAATCTAATTGGTTTGCTGCTTGTTGGGCTGGTTTGTATTCTTCGTAAACTTCATTTCTAAATGGATGATATAAAGAAAGTAATTTTTGTAAAACTTGGTTTTCTTTTGGTACACGCAGTGCGCCATCTCTCATTACAATTCTACCCAGTGTAGCTGGTCCTTGTTGTTCATCAGCAAATGGGGACCTTTGATTGGTGGCATATTTTAGCTCTCTTTGATACCCTTGCTCCTCGTCAAACCAAAGTAACGGTCGCTTAGCTGTATGCCGTGAAGGTATTGTAAATACTAAAGGTCGCTTATTGCTTTTTAACGTGTATAATCTATCTTTAATTTCCCAACTAGGTTTAGTTGGTTGTGCTGCTTCTTTTTTTGCAACAATTGGTTGAGGTGCAACCTCAATTGTTTCTTCTGCTTTAGCTTTCTTAGCCATAATATAATATAATAAAAATGTTAATAAAGGTAATAACTACCCCCGTAGATTCAACGAGGGTAATTACTACATTAAAGTAATACTAGACTGTTGATTTCAACAATACGAAGTTGTTAGCAGCTTGTACACATAGTGCTCTTTCAGATAAGAAATGAACATTCATTTCATCTGCGTCACTTGTGAAGTTACCACCAACTGAACCAGTTACCCAAGACTTTAATCTACGGTCATCAGCTTCAGAAGCTCTGTAACGGATGTGTAGGAATGGTCGAGAGATATTTTTTCCTAATTGTTGATCATAAACTGTTGAAGTTCCAGCTGGTACCAAAACGCCATCCACATCAGCAACTAATCCACGAGTAGTAGAATCGTTTAGATATTTCCAGTCAGTTTTATAGAAGTCATAAGAACCTCTACGGAATCCAGAGAACCCTAAGTTCAACGCCATATCTGCAGAGTTGTCAAATACACCGTAAGATGTACCGCCAGCTCCGTAGGTATTTTGGTTTGCAAGCATGTTGTCAATAGACAAAGAAGTTGTTCTATCTAAGAAAAGCATGTTTTCTTCAATAGCTCCTTGCTTATCTAGCTCAGCTAAAATAGTGTCGAATTCAGCTAGACCTGGGCTTGGTGCACCACCAGCAGCGGCAGAGGCTCCAAAATCAGCGTCGTTGTATACAAGACCACGAGTTTCCAGTACAGAGAATAAACCGTCAGAACCAGTGATTGTTCCACCACCACCAAATCCAGCAGCTTGTGCAATATCTCTTGTTGTTCCGTCAATGTTTAATGATTTCTCAGCCTCTACCATAGCCATTTCAAGTTGATCTTCAAAACGGATACGAGCTTCGTGCTCAGATTTTAAGTACCAAAGGTAACCAGATGTTCCAGCTTCAGTAGTTACTTCTACCCAACCAATTTGAGCAACATCAGAACCGTTTACATTATACTTGTCACGCAAGATAATTGGTTTGTTGTTGAAAGTTGTGAAAGAAGCGTCAACTGAATTACCAGCTTTTTCAGTTCCTTTAGAGTATTCAGATCCGTAAACAAATACTTTTACGTCGTCACCGGTAACTGTAATACCAGATACCTCACCGTAAGTGTCTACAGTTACAGTCTGACCTACTACGTCTTTTACATAAGCTTTTTGAGTTGTAAATCCTTTAGACACAACAATTGTCATTCCTTTTCCGATTAAGTGACCGACTGGGAATGTAAGGTTAGTTGTATCTACTACTGTTACATCGTCATAAGCGATATGTAATCTACCTTGCTCAGACCATACTACTTGATCAGAAGCCATAGGCATTTCAGCCCCAACCATACGTAAAAATCCAGAGATAGTACGGTTACCGTATCTCTCTACTTCTTTTTCGTATACTTCAGGTAGAAATTGTTGTGTAAAATCCATCTCTCCTACAGAAAGATAGTTGTCACCGAACAACCCTTTAATAGGGCGTGGAGTTAAGTGACTTAAGTTTGCCAACGAGGTTGGCGAAGTTGCAAATGCCATTTTATTATTTTTTAATGGTTAATTATCTTTTTTTAATTTTCAACTTTGAACCACTAACACTATTGTTTGGAACTGCACGTATTTGCCAACCATTTGCCGTAGTAACTTTCTCATGAGTCCCTCTCGGATCCATATCTACGTTTTTAGATTTTTCAATACTGCTTTTCATTGCATCAGCTTTACCTTGTTCGTAAAAGTGATTAGCAACAGCATCAGCATTCATTGCTGTAAATAGAGATTTGTGATATCCCTTAGCGTCTATCATTTCATTTTTGTCGTTCAAGAACTTCTTGACGAAATTATTGATGTCGCTTTGAGTGTCTTTAACCTCCGTGGTATCTTTAACTTTAAACCTATACTTTTTGTCTCCAACAGAATAATCAAAACCTTTGAAATTCTCACTAAAAACAGTATCAGTTTGCTGTAAAAATATTTTTGCTTGTTGTTCGTTTTCCTTTTTAACGGTTTCTTGTTCTTTATTGTACCTACTAAAAAAGTCAACGGCTTTTTGTTGTTCTGGATTTAATTTTGACCCAGCTTTAATTTCTTCGTAATAATTGTTTTTAAGTTTTTCAAGATGTTGCTTTGCTTTAGCAGCTTCTTCTTTAAAAGCAATTTTAGCTTTACGTATTTCTTTTGGCTCATCTAACTCTTCGTCATATGAAAAGTCTTCCATAAGAAGCTCTATGTCTTCTTTATCTAAGTGAGGTTTAGTGGTTTCATAATATTCTTTAATAAGCTGTGCTTCGTTTAATGCAGAATAATCGGTATTAAGCTTTACATAGTCTTCTAAACTTCCGCCTGTGTCATTCATAAAGTCAACAACTTTTTGAATATTTTCTGGCAAATCAATGCCAGCGTCGGCTTGGACTATAGCTTGTTCAACTTGCTCAGTGAGCTGCTCTACTTGTTCAACAACTTCTTCTTCAGTTACTTCTTCGAGAACAGTTGATTCTTCTTGTTCGGGCTCCCGTACTTCTTCAACCACTTTTTCGCTGTTGCTACTGTCTTGGGATTTTCCGACAACAGCATTGCTGTCATCTGTGCTTTGCTCTTGAACGGCATCTTCTTTATTGAGTTTAGTAAAATCTACTTTTATTGTGCCTTCATCATCCTGGGATACAGGCGAATCTACATTTTGCTCTGGTGCTTTATTTTCAGCAGCAGGCTGCTCTTGGACTTCCTCTTGGGAGTCAAGAACCTCTTCTTGGTTTTCTAACATGATAAAATATTATATAATTATTACTATTATTATTACCTAGGCTCGAAGGAACCTAAGTCAAATCCTCCGCCAATGATGTCGTTTCCGCTAGATTCGAAGCTTTGAGGAGGCGTATTGTTTTTTCTTTGCTCTATAAGTTGGCTTTGTTGCGTTGCTTGCAGCTTTGTTCTTTCGTCTTTTCTGTCTTCTTTTTGTGTTTCTTTCTGTGCTTGACCTGATGTCTCTACGCCTTTTAATTGCATATTATATTGAAATTCCTGAGCCATCAATTCTTTTTTAGCCGCAACCTCAGCTTGCATTTTTTGCAATTCAAAATTATTTTCCATTTGTAACAACTGAGCTTTTTGAGACGTTAAAGCTTGATTCTTTTGTACTTCAGCAGCGGCAGCTACCTCTTGAGCTTGCGCGTTTGCTTGCGCTTGAGCTTGTATATTCTGCTGCTGTATTAGCTGGTCTTGCTCTTGCTTACGCTTTCTACGTATTTTTAAAACTTGATTTGCTAACTTTATATTTTTAATTTCTCTTATGTCAATTGCATCAGATAGATCTATAAGGCCAGCTGACAAGGCTGTCTGTATGTTATTTTCCAGCATTGAACGTTCGTCATCGTCCGG